TCGGATTCCGAAATCCCCTTGCCCTCTTCTAAGTTGATTCATCGCATCCGAAAATGTTAGGGTAAAACCGTACAAGGCACAAACTATTCGGGCAACCGCCACACCTTTGAAGGGCGCGAACCTCTGATAACTGATTTTCCCACTTAAAACGATTTTTATTTTCATTCTTACTATGAGCAATATCCAGAAGGTGCTGCTGCCACCTACCAAGCCGGACTGCTGTGCCGACTGCCCGCTGCTGGGCATCGTGCCGAAGAACGTGGCGCGGCCAAAGAACTCGAAGGAGACGCGCCTGTGCATCGGTACGGCCGAAGCCATGAGCGAGCGCAAGACCACGAAGCGCGAGAGTGAGTCGAACGACCCCAAGCACCCGTTGAAGCGTCCGTGCGACGACCATTGGGACCGATGGATGACTTACCCGCGACGCATTATCACAGTAAACAAGGCTCTCTACCGCGACTCGCGCGACCCATACATGTCGAGCCTTTACCCACCGATTAAATTCCACAACACATGACACCAGCATTAGAACAACTGATCAAGCAGACGGCGAAGAAGTTTGCCGACAAGAAGGCACCCAAGAGCCCTGAGACGCAGTGGCGCAAGGGTGCCGAGTGGATGTACGACCTGTTGACGGGCGGCAAGACCGTTGACCTGTTGCGCCAGCAGCTGAAGGCCGACGTGATGAACCGCGAGGGCGTGAGCGAGGTGGAGCCGTGGAAGCTGTCGCTCATCGACGAACTGGCCGACATGCTGGCCGAGAAGATGGCGATGCAAGCGGAGATACGCGAGCAGGGGCGGTTGCTCCAGAAGTGGGACAAGAACATGAACCCCTACTACGAGTCGAATCCGCTCTACGTCCACATCAAGGCGAAGGAGCAGAGCATCAGCGTGTGGCGCGACAAACTGGGACTGTCGAACACCGTCAACCCCGAACGCATCAAGCAGGACGCGAAGCGCGGTGTTGACACAGAGAAGGACGGACTGAGCAACCTGCTGACCCAAGCCCGCGACACGATGAACGAGATACCTGAACTTTGATTAAACTAATTGAATATAAGGAACTATGACAGAAGAAAGACAATGGAAACGTCCCGACCAGGTTGAGACATTCCGCACAAGTGACCCAAAGGAAATGCTCGGCAAGTATCTGCCGAAGCATGTGTTGAAAACATGGAAAGAGGACTTCATCGACGAAGACACTCACGAGGTTGTGACCATCGAGCGCAACGAGGTGATTGTTGACTCGGGCGAGATTACTCAGGACAAGTTGCAACAAATCATGTTCGCCATACAAGCGGGCGACATCGAGGACGTGGAGGTGAGCAATGAGGATGTGCGCCCCATGAGTGTGCAAACGGCAAACTATCTGATACCCTACAGCCTCGAACTTGAACGCTGGGGCATGGAGATTATCAAAGACCACTACGTCTGCTATGCTCACGACATTCCAGAAGCTATGCGGATAGCCTGCGAGTTTGGGCAGATGTACCGAGGATTCAGTGGTGACGTGAAGGTGAACCGAGTGGTAAGAATGGACGCAAAGCTGGTGCCCGACAATCACCAGTGCATCCCAGAAGCCGACCGCAAGCCAGCCGACGAGCGCAAGGACTACTTCAAGGTGCAAGTTCGCACGGAGTACATCGACGGCAATCTGAAGCTGAAGCACTACGACACCTACTACATCATCGCAGCCAAGGACGTAGGTGAGGCAAAAGACCGCATCGCCCGACTGCTCGACATTATGAAGGCAGAGGCAGAGCGTGAACGTGGCGGCGAACCCGACAAGGAAGAGCATCGCACCACCATCCGCAAGGCTGCGCCCTTCGATGTGGATTGCATCGTGCCGCGTGAGTTTACGGAGTTATATCAAAAAGGTGAGGAGTAATATGGCAAAAGAAACGGAACAACAGACAATGGAGGAGTATCTGCTCTCGCAGCTGGATACGCCGGTGGTGCTGAAGGACGGCACGATGATGACGAAGCCGGACGGCTCGCCGATGACGAAGCAGGAGGCGATTGCCACGAACATCCTGAACCTGGCGATGAAGGGCGACGTGAAAGCTGCCCAATACATCCAGAACATTCAGATGAGGGCGAAGATCATGAAGAAAAAATAAACCCCAATAATATGTTTGAGCGTTCCCGACAAACGGGAAGCGGCGTAAGCCTAAGGGCAAAATTAAACAAACGAATATGAAACAGGAAAAAGTGAACATCGAGGTGGTCAGCATCGACGACCTCATTCAAGACGACCACAATTTCAACAAGGGTAACGAGCAGGGTGCGCAGTTGTTGGAGCGCAGCTTCCGCGAATGTGGCGCGGGTCGCTCTGTGCTGATTGACAAGGACAACCGACTGGTGGAAGTGCATTTGAGCGTTCCCGCCAAACGGGAAGCGGCGTAAGCCTAAGGGCAAAAAGAACACGAATTACACGAATTATAAAGAATGGAGTAATAGCATAAGTCTTGGTGTAGTTTAATGAAGGGATGCGTCTGCCATCTACAGGCGCATAAAGCCCAAGACGCGGAAAGAATACGGATGGGTGTTCTAAGACGAGATGTAGGTGCAATTCCTATCACTGCAAGCCGCGAGGCTCCATTCTTTTCAATACGAATTTATACGAATGACCCACGCAAGTGTATTTAGTGGCATAGGTGGACCCGAAGTCGCAGCGACGATGCTTGGGTGGGAGAACCTATTCCACTGCGAGATTAACCCATTCGGGCGACAAGTTTTAGATTATTGGTATCCAAACAGCAAAAGTTATGAAGACATCACAAAGACCGATTTTAGAGAATGGCGAGGACGAGTGGACGTGCTCACTGGCGGCTTTCCGTGCCAGCCTTTCAGTTGCGCCGGGAAGCGAAGAGGCGCGGAAGATGACCGCTACCTCTGGCCGCACATGCACCGCTGCATTAACGAAATCAAGCCCACTTGGTTCGTTGGTGAAAACGTTGCTGGAATCCTCACGATGGTTGAGCAAGGTCACGTTTCTGAAGTGGCAAGTCAGGCAACTCTATTCGGAGAGGAAGATAGCATTCACGGATACGAATACCGAGGAACCTTTACCTTGGAACGAATCTGCCGCGATGTCGAAGCCGACGGATATGAAGTCACACCGATACTTATTCCAGCTTGCTCCATTGGGGCTCCCCACCGACGAGACCGAGTGTTCATCGTTGGGCGACGAATTGATGCCGACACCGCTGGCGGTGGAAGTACACCACAAGGCACGGACACAACGGGCACTCGACAAGGGGCAGAAATCCTTTCGGGGCAGGCAGGACGAGGGGAGCGACACGCACCCGTCGGGAATCATGGACTATCTTCAGTTCAAGGGGATGCTGCCGACACCGACAATGATGGACGGAACGTTATCATCGAAAGCAGGAGGAAAGATAGTCAACGGGCGACGAATAACGGAAAAAGGAGAGTCATTCAGCATCAAGTTAGCGGACATGGCGTTTCGGGGAATGCTCCCGACCCCGACGGCGATAGAGGGCTACAAGTACACGAACACATGGAACCCGAACTCGCAGATGGGGCAGAGTTTGTCGGCAATGGCTGGCAGTGGGATGTTGCCGACACCGAGGGTGAGCGGTCAGGAGGGCTACGAATCGAGGGCGAAACGCAAGGGGCACGAATGCGCCATGTCCTATTTGGAAACGGCTGTCGATTACGTCGCACACCAGACGCAATCGGTTCCAGATGGCGAGTCTTCCCGTCTGTCGCCCCTATTCACCGAGGAAATGATGGGCTTCCCTTTGATGTGGACGACCTTACCATTTCTTTCCCGAAATGGCGAAACGAGTCAGTCAAAGCCTACGGAAACGCGATAGTTCCGCAGGTCATGTACGAGATATTCCGAGCCATCGAACAAGTAGAAACCCCATAAAAACGACAAAATCATGTTTGAGAAAGTGAACCCAAGCCACCCGGACAAGGTGGCGGACAGGATAGCAGGGGCAATCGTTGACCTCTGCTACACAAAGAGCAGGAAC